ACTGTTGCGGAAATGTCACAGTCAAACGTGATGACACCAGCTAACGCAAGAGCTGAGATTGATGCCATCATGGGCGACAAGACACACGCATATTGGGATAAGAGAAACCCCGGTCATGCAAATGCAGTGGCAAATATGCAACAGTTAATGGAGCAGCTTCATGGATGAGGATGCTCGAACAGAATTAAGGCTTGAGTGTTTACGGCTCGCTGTTGAGTTTGGAAGCGCAAGAGACTTTAAAGAACCTGATGTACTGGCAGAGAAATACTACCAGTTCGTCATGCAGGGTAGCGGGGAAGCCCGTCCTGAAGACAATCGGAAAGACGATAGCCAGAAGAAGGCTAAAAACTCCAGGAACGTCCGCAAGGGTAGCGAGCCGCAAAATCAAACGACAATGCTAACTGAGTAAAAAGGAGGACAGTATGTCCACTCAAGTAACCACAGCATTTGTCCAGCAGTATTCTGCAAACGTGCAGATGCTATCACAGCAGATGGGTTCTCGTCTGCGTGATGCGGTTCGCGTTGAGAATATGGTTGGGAAAAATGCTTTCTTCGACCAGGTAGGTTCAGCTACAGCGCAAAAGCGTACTAGCCGCCATGCCGATACACCACAGATTGACACACCTCACGCTCGCCGGAGAGTGTCACTTGTAGACTACGAATACGCTGACCTGATTGATGACCAGGACAAGGTTCGTATGTTGATTGACCCGACATCAGCTTATGCACAAGCGTCTGCTGCTGCTATGGGCCGCGCTATGGACGATGAGCTGATTGCTGCTGCAACCGGCACTGCGTTCACTGGTGAAACTGGTTCAACATCAACCGCGCTCCCTGCTGGACAGCAGATTGCGTCTGGTTCTGCTGACCTGACTCTTGCAAAGCTGATTGAAGCTAAGAAGATTCTGGACTTGGCAGACGTTGACCCGTCAATCAACCGCTACATTGCTGTTGGTCCAAACCAAATCGAAGCACTGCTGAATAACACAACTGTTACTTCATCAGACTTCAACACTGTTAAGGCTCTGGTGCAGGGTGACATTGACACCTTCTTGGGCTTTAAATTCATCGTAACCAATCGTCTCGCGAAGTCTGGCAATGACCGTACTTGTTTCGCGTGGGCAGAAGATGGTCTTGCACTTGGTGTCGGTAAAGACATCATGGCACGTATTGATGAGCGTAGCGACAAAGGCTATGCGACTCAGGTGTACTATTGCATGAGCATCGGTGCTACCCGCATGGAAGAAGAAAAGGTTGTCCAGATTATCTGTGACGAATCTGCATAAGGGAGTAGAAGATGACTACGAAAAACTCAACACTTGTAGCAAACTTTGAAGCTACTCCTCAGGTTGCCAGCGAAGCCCGTGACCTTCACGGTGTTCTTCGTGTAGCTCAAGGCACAATCGCTTTGGCCGCCGGTGACTCAACAGACAACGACATTGTAATGTTTGCGCCAATCCCAGCAAACGCTGCTATCACAGCTCTCCGTGTTGGCAGTGACACTTTGGGTGGCTCATGCACATTCAATGTTGGCATCTACACAACTGCTGGTGTTGTTAAAGACGAAGACTTCTTTGGCACACTGGTTGCTGACCAAGCGGCGATTACAGACCTTCGCCACGAAGAGGCAGACATTAACACTGTCGGTCAGCAAGTGTACGAAATGGCTGGTGACTCAGACGCATCAGAAGGCTTTTACTACATCGCAGCGACATTCTCTGCGACAGGTGGTACAGCCGGTGATATGTCATTCATCATTGAGTACGTTGTAAACTAATCCAGAGGGGGCGGGAAACCGCCCCTTCTTCCTTCGGGGGAAGGCCGCGGATTGTGGAGTTCAATAGTGACTTCAAATACGATTTAAAAGTAGGCCAGTTACAGGAGAAGTGGTTGGCTGAACTGTTGCAAGATAAAAAGATTGAAGTAAAGAGAGACTTCAGGGCTTCACAGACCGGCAAGGTTTTTGTGGAGTTTTTTTGTAGAGGCAAGCCGTCAGGCATATCAACCACAGAAGCAGAGTATTGGGCGTTTATACTTGATGGCGAAACTGTGGTATTATTACCTACAGAGAAGATGAAGGCTCTGACGTATGAGGCTAGAATGGCTGGTAAGGTTGTGTCTGGCGGTGACAGTAACTTGAGCCAGGGTGCGCTCATAAAACTTGAAAGGTTGTTGAAGTAATGCCTTCCGTGGTGGATATATGTAACGAGGCGATGGATTTGCTTGGTGCAGCGACCATCACATCATTAACAGAAAACTCTAAAGAAGCTCGCTTATGTAACCGCCGGTTTGAGACTGTGCGTGACGCAGTGTTACGCGCTCATAACTGGAACGTAGCGATATTCAGAACAACCCTAGCCAAAGACGGCACATCTCCTGCTTTTGGGTTTACTAATCAGTTTCCGCTGCCTACTAACCCGTATTGCTTGCGGGTAGTTTCATTGCACACATCTAACGTAGACAACGATATATCTCCGTATGATGTTCAAGCAATGTTTAAGATTGAGGGCCGGAGCGTCCTTACTGACGAAGGCACTTGCAATATAATTTACGTGGGTCGTGTTACAGACACGGAGCAGTTTGATTCGCTTCTGAGTAGCACAATAGCGCATAGGTTGGCTTCAGAAACAGCTTATGCAATCACAGGCAGTACGTCTGTGTCTCAACAAATATTTCAGCTTTACCAACAGCGTTTGACTGAAGCTCGTTCTATGGACGCCATCGAAGGCAAACCAGACAGGATTATCACTGAAGACTTCACAAACATAAGGTTGTGACATGGCTAGAGTTTCAAGCATTGTAACCAACTTTAAGTCTGGTGAACTATCTCCTCGCCTCGAAGGTCGCATTGACTTACAGAAATACAACGAGGCTGCGCAAACAATACAGAACATGATTGTGTTCCCGTCAGGGGGAGTGACCAGAAGGCCTGGCACTTACTTTGCTGGGCGTAGTAAGGACGGCGGCAAAGTACGCTTAGTAAACTTTGAGTATAGTGACGAACAGGCATACGTGCTTGAGTTTGGCGCAAACTATATTCGTTTCTTCAAAGATGGCGGCATACTTACAGAGGCTACAACAAACATCACAGCTATAACAGCGGCTAACCCAGCGGTAGTAACGGCGGTGGGTCATGGCTTATCTAACGGCGATAGAGTGTTTATTGGCAGCGTAGCTGGCATGACTGAGCTAAACAACAAAGAGTTTACTGTTGCCAACAAAACCACAGATACGTTTGAACTAAGTGGAATTGATAGCACTAACTTTACTGCGTACACCTCTGGTGGCACTGTAGGTAAAATTGTGGAAGTTACGACCACATACTCAGCCACAGATGTCTTTGAGATTAATCACGCGCAGTCAGCGGATGTGCTGTATTTGGCGCACAAGGACCACGAGCCAGCCAAGCTGACAAGGACTACCACTACCAGCTTCACACTTACCGATATCGACTTTATTGACGGGCCGTGGCTGGACGAGAACAATACGGACACGACTTTGTTTGTTACAGCGCAGACAGGCACTATCCATTTGGTAGCATCTGCTTCTTTGTTTGCAAGCAGCGATGTAGGACGTTATGTGCGGTTTAGAGAGGTCTTAGAAATTAATCATGATGAATGGGCTGCATCTACAAGCTATGCAAATGACGCTACGGTTCGCTACAATGGGCACGTGTACAAACAGGTAACAGGCTCAACACAAACATCAGGGAACACGCCGCCGGTTCACCTTGAGGGAGATGAAACCTATGGGGCTATTACATGGCGTTATGAGCATGATGACACTGGCTATGTAGAAATAGTCAGTCTTAATTCAGAGATAGGCATTGGGTCTAAGTCAGGAACATACACTCTTGGCGAAACGGTCACTGGTGGGACATCCTCTGCAACTGGCGAGTATGTTCATGATGATGGAACAACAATGTTTCTCACTGGCATATCAGGAACATTTCAAAGTGGAGAAACGCTCACTGGCGGCACATCTTCTGCCACATCAACGAGTTCAAGTGTTGCATCTACATCAGACAAATCTGTAAAAGCCACTGTTCAAGAAGATGACGAAGGAACGTCTACACTGCCTGACCATATCGTAGGTTCATCAGATGCTACAAAGAAATGGTCTTTAGGGGCTTTTGGAGGCGACCAGGGCTTTCCTAAGGCTGTGGCTTTTTATGAGCAGCGTCTTTACTTCGCTGGCACTACTGGCAAACCACAAACTGTTTTTGGTTCGGTATCTGCTGACTTTGAAAACCATACACCGGGAACAGAGGACGATGATGCAGTAAACATCACTATTGCATCTGACCAAGTGAACGTCATAAGGCATTTGTTGCCAGCTCGTTTTTTGCAGATATTGACTACAAGCGCTGAATTTACGCTGTCAGGCGGTACAGGGGCTACCCCTGTTAGCCCTACAAATGTGAACGTGCTGCGTGAAACTACGTTTGGAACATCAGATGTTAGGCCTCTTAGAGCTGGTAACTCTACAATTCTTATTCAAAAAGGTCAGGAAAAGATTAAAGAGATTACGTTTGACCTTGATACAGACGGACTTTTGGGGATAGACCTTAGCATTTTGGCGGACCATATCCCGCGTGGCGGCCTTACAGATATGATATGGCAGCAGGAACCAGAGCTTATTTTATGGTTTGTCCACAGTGACGGGCGTTTGGTTGGCCTTACATACGATAGAGCAAACGCTGCAATCGGCTGGCATGACCATACTATAGGCGGCAGCGGCGTTGTAGAGAGCGTTACAGCTATCCCGTCAGGCGCAGAAGACCAAGTGTATGTGTCTGTAAAGCGCACCATTGACGGGTCTACTGTGCGGCATATTGAGTATTTGAAGGCCATAGACTTTGGTGACGATGTCGCTGACGCATTTTTTGTAGATAGCGGCCTGACCTATGATGGCAGCGCAACGACTACAGTTACAGGGCTAAACCATCTTGAAGGCGAAACAGTAAGTGTTTTGGCTGACGGCTCGTCACACCCAGACAAAACAGTCTCTGATGGCTCTATAACGCTCGACAGGAGCGCATCTAAGGTTCACGTAGGGTATTCCTACACCTCGACCATAGAAACGCTCCGTATGGAAGCTGGGGCCGATGACGGAGTATCGCAGGGCAAGATTAAAAGAATACACGGTGTGACTGTGCGTTTTGTTAACAGTGTTGGTGCAGAAGTAGGGCCAGACACGGATAATCTGGACCGCATACCGTTCCGTGACTCTAGCATGGCAATGAATACTGCTGTACCGATGTTTACTGGCGACAAAGAGATATTCTTCCCATCAGGGTATGACAATGATGCGCGGGTTGTCGTAAGGCAAACCCAGCCTTTGCCTATGACGATTACTGCGATTGTGCGGAGGTCAAACACATTCGATGCCTGATGTCATACCGTTTATTGAGGAGCATATTTACGAGCTGGAAACTGAGTTTGAGTTTTCTGAAGCTGCACGTAAAGCTATCGGCTCATACGGGCTGATGGATGGCTACACTCTTTTAGACGGTGATGATGTGTTGGCTTGCGCCGGCGTCAGCGTAATGTGGGAAGGCGTAGCAGAGGGCTGGATTGTTTTGTCTAAAAAGGCCCGCAAACACAAGGTGTCCGTTGCTAGATATACAGATGCACTGTTTGACGATATAATGAGAGACAATAACTTATGGCGTATTCAGGCGAGCATCCACACCACAGATGAAAAAGCTATTCGGTTTGCTCAGTGGTTGGAGTTTGAATATGAGGGTATAATGA